GGTTGTCGCAGGCCGCTCGCTTTCGCTAGCGTCAGGAATCCAGAACTGCTTTAATGAGACGCATTTGCAATAAGCGTTTTGAGCGACCCCAAGCTGACCATCCAGATGGCGCAGAGGATCGAATTGTGGCCTTTAAGCCGACTTAAGCCGTATGAACGGAACGCAAGGACACATAGCACCGAACAGATAGCGCAGATCGCTGCGTCGATCGTGGAGTTCGGATTCACCAACCCGTTGCTGGTGGATTCAAGCGACGGGATCATTGCTGGCCATGGCCGACTGCAGGCTGCGCAGGAGTTGGGGCTGAGCACGGTGCCAGTGGTGGTCCTCGATCACCTGAGCGACCGTCAACGGCGGGCGTACATCTTGGCCGATAACCAGTTGGCGCTAAATGCTGGCTGGGACTTGGAGCTGTTACGCACGGAGCTGCAGGACCTGGTGGCAGATGATTTTGATCTGAGCGTGATCGGCTTCAGCGATGAGGAGCTGAGCGATCTGCTGCCTGAAATTGAGGAGCTAGCGCCAGAAGAGCAAGGTGATCCTGATGAGATTCCTGAGCCACCTGCTGAGCCGATCACCAAGCCGGGGGATATATGGCTGCTGGGAAAGCACCGGCTGATGTGCGGGGATAGCACGGACGCGCTGGCGGTGAAACGGTTGATGGCGAAGGAAAAGGCGGACATGGTGTTTACAGATCCGCCGTATGGGATGAATCTGGATACTGATTACACAAAGATGGGCAGCAATCGATCATATGACTCTGTTATTTCTGACAACAGTAAATACGACGCTGGTTTTTTGCTTGCGGCTTTTGATTATTGCAGTGAAATTTTTTTATGGGGCGCAGACTACTACGTTGAGTCATTAAAGCGAACTTATCCTAATTTGGGCAGCTGGATAATCTGGGATAAATATAGCGATAAAGATAGGCAGGGACTGCTTGATGGCAAGTTTGGTAGTGCATTTGAGACCTGCTGGTCAAAAACGCAACACAAACGTGAACTGGCTCGCGTCCTGGTAACGACCAACTACACAGCAAGGGGCGACGAGACTCGCGTGCATCCAACACAAAAGCCAGTTGCATTGGCCGAATGGTTTTTTGACCGCTGGGGCAAACAGGGCGATATTGTAGCTGATCTCTACGGCGGCTCCGGCAGCACACTGATTGCTTGCGAGAAGACGGGGCGCCAGGCACGGCTGATGGAGCTGGACCCACGTTACTGCGACGTGATCGTGCAGCGTTGGCAGCAGTTCACGGGGAAACTGGCGGTGCTTGAGGAGCCGACATGAACCTGCGGCAGTATGCGGAGAGCAGGGGCAAGAGTTATCAGACGCTGGCGCGATGGGCGCAGGATGGGCGGCTGACAACGTTGAAGCGTGAGGGGCGCAGCTATGTGATCCCTGATCCGCAGGCGTTGGATCGTGAGATTGCCGCGGCCAAGTCACCAGACCGTGGCGGCAGTGCCCCTGGTGCTCAGATTGACGAGAATCTCAGGCGGCAGCAAGCTGATGAGCGAGCGATTCCGAGCTTTGCTAGGAGCAGGGCAATCCGCGAGGCATTTGCGGCGAAGCTGAGCGAGCTGGAGTTCAAGCAGCGCAGCGCCAAGCTGGTGGACAAGGCGGAGCTCAAATTGAAGCTGGCGAAGTTGCACATGGGAGTGCGCGATGCGTTGCGCACAATCCCTGATCGTGTGGCGCCTATCGTCGCGGCTGAGACTGATCAGATAAAGATTCACGCGCTGCTGCTTAAGGAAATTGGACAAGCCTTGGAGGGACTGAATGGCAACGCCGATTGATGATCTGATTGCGGCAAGCATTGAGGCGTTGCAGTTTGAGCCGGACTTGACGGTGAGCCAATGGGCTGATGAGCACCGGATGCTGAGCGGCAAGGCATCGGCTGAGCCGGGGCCATGGCGGACAGATCGAACGCCTTATCTGCGGGAGATCATGGATGAGCTGAGCACCACCAGCAGTGTGCAGCGTGTGGTGTTGATGGCCGGCGCCCAGCTTGGGAAGACAGAAGCCGGGTCCAACTGGCTTGGGTACGTCATCGCGCACGCCGGCGGCCCGATGTTGATGGTGCAGCCGACGGTGGACATGGCGAAGCGTCTGAGCAAGCAGCGGTTGGAGAGCTTGATCAGCGAGACGCCTTGCTTGAGTGAGCGGATCGCACCGGCTAGGAGCCGGGACAGCGGCAACACGATGTTTTCAAAGGAGTGGGCTGGTGGGATGATGATCCTGACAGGAGCCAATAGCGCAACCGGATTGCGGTCTGCTCCTTGTCGGCACATCTTCCTTGACGAAGTGGATGCTTTCCCGACTGATGTGGACGGCGAGGGTGATCCGGTAACGCTGGCGGAGCGAAGGAGCACGACGTTCAGCCGGCGCAAGATTTTCATGACCAGCACGCCAACGGTGAAGGAGTTCAGCCGGATCGAGTCGGAGTTTCTGCTGTCAGATCAGCGGCGATATTTTGTGCCGTGCCCATGTTGTGGAACGCTGCAGTGGTTGAAATGGCCGCAGTTGAAATGGGACGACAACGAGCCGAGCACGGTGCTGTATGAGTGCGAGCATTGCAAAGAACGATTTGCTGAGTCTCATAAGACTCAAATGTTGACTGACGGCAGGTGGATGGCTACGGCGCCTGGTGATGGCAAGACCGCTGGCTTCCATCTGTCATCGCTTTACAGCCCGTTGGGATGGAAGAGCTGGGAGGAGGTGGTGGAGGATTTTCTGCGCAGCAAGGGTGATGCACCGCGGCTGAAGACCTGGGTGAACACGGTGCTGGGCGAGACATGGGAGGAGGATTACGCGAGCAAGGTGAGCGCTGATGGGCTGATGGCTAGATGCGAGCACTACGAATCTGGCGTGATTCCAGAAGGTGGATTGGCGTTGACGGTTGGCGTTGACGTGCAGGACAACCGCTTGGCGGTGAGCGTATGGGCCTGGGGCCGTGAGGAGGAGGGCTGGCTGATTGAGCACCAAGAGATTTACGGCGACCCAAGCCAGCCGCAGCTGTGGAAGCAGCTTGATGAGGTGGTACTGAAAGAATGGGAGCACAGCAGTGGCGGCAAGATCCGGCCGGATGTGATCTGCTGCGACTCCGGCGGTCACTTCACCAGTGAGGTGTATCAGTACGCCAGGGAGCGTGGGCGCCAAGGTGTGGTGGCGATCAAGGGTGCCAGCCAACGGGCTAAGCCACCGATCAGTAAGCCAAGCAAGGTGGACGTGAACTACAAGGGCAAGACGCTCAAACGTGGTGCGCTGCTGTATTCAGTCGGCACTGACACGATCAAAACCACGCTGTTCGGAAGGTTGAAACACAACGAGGCTGGCGCTGGCTACCTGCACTTCCACATGAAGGCGACATCGGAGTATTTCGAGCAACTCACAGCTGAGAAGCAGGTGCTGCGATACAACCGCTCAGGCTTTCCAACAAGGGAATGGGTGAAGAAGGCGAATGCGCGAAACGAGGCCCTCGATACGCTGGTCTATTCCTATGCAGGCTTGAACCTGCTATATCAGCGATATGACAGGCGAACGATCTGGGATCAACTTGAGAAGCGTTTGCAAGAGCCGGGCAAAACGCCGCTAAGATCAAGGAAGCATCAGCCGGCAGCGGCTGCGCCTGGTTTCGTGAACAACTGGTAGGCCGTGAACATTCCTGCAACGATTCGAGCGGGCGACACGATCAAGTGGCGTGACGTTGCAAGTGCCGACAATCTCGGCAATCCAATCACGAGTGCAACGTGGACGCTGACTTACTACTTGAGATATGACCACAACAACGAAGGTGCGACGGTAGTCGGCACTGCGTATGGCACCGGCTGGGAATTTACGGTTTCTGCAGGCACGAGTGCTGGCTTTGATGATGGCGAATGGTATTGGCAAGCCCTAGCGACCCATGGCGCTGAGAAGGTGACGCTGGGTGCTGGGCAGCTTGAAGTGCTGCCAGCACTGAGCTATGCAGGTTCGCCTGGTGCATTTGACGGCCGCAGCCAAGCAGAGATTGATCTAGATGCTGTCAAGAGTGCGATCCGTACGTTGATTAGTGGCGGCGCTGTGCAGCAGTACAGTATTGCTGGACGTAGTTTGAGCCGGTACAGCCTTGGTGATCTGATGGCGTTGGAATCATCATTGAAGGCAGAAGTCAAGCGAGAGCAGAAAGCTCAGCTGATTGCTAATGGGCTGGGCAATCCCCACAACCTATTCGTGAGGTTCTGATGGGTCTACGCACACGGCTGTTCAGGGCAATGGGCTTTGAGCCAATCCGTCAGCCGCGTGGGCGGATGTATCAAGGCGCGCGTGTGAGCAGGTTGACAAGTGATTGGGTAACAAGCGGGACCAGTGCTGACAGTGAAATCAAGGGCAGCTTCAAGGCATTGCGCAACCGTGCCAGGCAACTGTGCAGAGATAATGACTATGCACGGCAGGCATTGCGGAGCATCCAGAACAATGTGATCGGTCACGGTATCCGGCATCAGGGCCAG